GGTTCCGATCGGGACCGGGGTGGTCCGTCAGTGGTTCCTGAACAATTCGAGCCCGACCTACCGCTACCGCACCAAGGCGATCTATGACAAGCAGAACAACCTCGTTCACGTCTCGTACCCGTCGTTGAGCTCTACGGGGGTCTGCGATTCCACGCTGGTCTATCACGTCCTCAAAAAGCAGTGGGGCCGGCACGATGTCACGGTAGAGGCTCCGCTGAACTACATCGCGCCTGGCGTGACCATCGACGGGCTGAACGCCTACGCATCGACCATCGACACGCTGCCGAACATCCCGCTGGATTCGCAGTATTGGATCTCAGGTGGACAAACGCCGTCCTACTTCAATTCCTCGCATCAACTCGTGACCCTCACCGGGACCACGGGCGCTTCCAGCTTCGTGACCGGGGACATGGGAGACGATGACGCGGTGACGATGATCGAGCGGGCCAGGGTGCGGTTCCTGCAGACCCCGACCACGGCTAGCGCGACAGGGTTCTACAAGATGAACGAGGGCGACAACCTCACGACCGGCCCGACGAACTCGATCAATGATGGCAAGTTCGACCTTCGTCAGTCGGGGCGCTTCCATCGGCTACGGTTCGACTTCACGGGCGACCACAAAGAAGCCGCTTTTGACGCCAAGCCGGTCAAGGTGGGCATGCGATGAGGCTTGAAGAAAACCCGCTGCTGCCGACCGACACGCAGACCAATCTGGTCTACACGCTTTCGCGGCTGTTTCGGAACATCGCGCAGAAGGTGAACCAGATCGGCGACGGGCGCTTGAACGGCTCGGATCTGGTGGCCGCCTCCATCCCGACCACGGGCACCTATGCGGCGGGCGACTTCATCCGCAACAGCGCGCCGGTCGAGGCTGGCTCAGCCTCAAGCAAGTACGTTGTGCTCGGGTGGATCTGCACGGTTGGCGGGTCACCCGGAACCCTTCTGCAGTGTCGCGTCCTCACTGGAAATTGAAACCTAACGCCGCGAGGCGCTGGAGAACACATGGCTTCTGACTACACGAACCCTTTTGCCGGGCAAACCAACCCGTTCCTCAGTGGTGAAAATCCGTACCTGACTGCGGGCATCGACAAGGCGCAGGGTGACGTAGTTCGCAACTACAACATGACCACGCAGCCGGCCTACAACTCGGCCATGGTCAAGTCTGGCAGCTTCGGAAACGAAGGCGTCCAGCAGATGAACGAGAACTCGCAGAAGAACCTGCAGGATTCTCTCGGCAACATCTCCAGTCAGATGCGCGGCGCCGATTACCAGAACAGGCAGAACCTGTACATGCAGGACCGCGCCCAGAACATCGGAAACTACCAGTGGGATCAGGGCTTCAATCGCTCGCTGTACAACGACGCGTACAGCCAGAACATGAACAACTTGACCACTGGCGTCGGATTGCTCGGGACGCTGGCCGGCTACAACTCGAACGACCTCACCAACGCGAACGCGATCCAGAACACGCCGCTGAACTATTGGTCGAACTTCTCGAACCAAGCCAACGGCATGGGCCAGGGCTACGGCAGCACCACGGGCACGGTGGGCAGCACCAGCAGCCCGTGGACCTCGGCTCTGGGTGGCGCACAGTTGGGCTCGGCGGCCATGGGTTGGTGGAACAACCAAGGCCGAACCGGCAGCAGCTCTCCGACCGATGCTAACGGCTACGCGCTGTCCAACTACGGCTCCGGTGGCTCTGCTGACGGCGTGACGCCATACCTTTGATGGGCATCGTTCCATTCCAGGCTGGCGACATGGACGGCAAGCGCCAGGACGCGATCGTTCATGCCGTCGTCGAAGGTGAAAAGACGGACGGCATCCGCAAGAGCCTGTACGACCTGCAGGCCGCTGTCGGGCGCGAACTTGAGCCGGTCGAGTGCCCGCTGCAGCATGTCTTTGCGCCTGGAGCATACGCACGAACCATGCGCATACCGGCGGGGACGGTGATCGTCGGGAAGATCCACAAGCACGCGCACCTGAACATCCTTTCGCAAGGAACCGTCTGCGTGATGACGGAAACCGAAGGCGATCGGCAGCTTACCGGCCCGCTCACGATGGTCTCGCCTCCGGGCACCAAGCGGGCCGTTTACGCCATCACGGATGCCGTCTGGACGACGGTGCATACCTTGCCTCGCGACAACATGACCCTTGACGAGATCGAGGCCGAAGTTATCGCGCCGACCTTTGAAGACTACGAGCGTTTCGCTCTGGAGAACAACATGACCAACCGTATCGAGGTGCAAGCATGACGTGGAAGGCAATCGAGGGGCAAGAAGGCCGTTATGCGGTGTCCGATGCTGGCGAAGTGATGTCGATGGACTTCGCCGGCTCTGGTCTACCCGGCATTCTGAAGGCGAACATGGCCCGCGGCTACGCAACTGTGCAGATGGGTGACCGCAAGCGATTCACGGTGCATCGCCTTGTGGCTGCCACCTTCATGGGCGCTCGTCCTGCTGGCATGCAGATCAACCACATCAACGGCATCAAGACGGACAACCGCGTGACGAATCTCGAATACGTCTCGCAATCGGAAAACATGAAGCACGCCTTCGCTACTGGGCTGCAGAGCAACCAAGGCGAGCGGCACTCGCGAGCAAAACTGACGGAGGACAAGGTTATGACGATCAGAGAAATGCTGGGGCTTGGTTTCAAACAGGCAGAAATTGCAGAACTTATGGGGGTCAGCCAGTCGGCAATTTCTCACGTCAAGCGTGGCGTTCGTTGGTCCCATGTGGCCGAAGGAGAACTGCTTTGACCTGGGGCGCAGTCGCAGGAGCCGCTATCGGCGTTGTTGGTAGTGCAATGTCTGACCGTGGCGGAAGCCAAACCAACGGCGGCGCTGGTACTCAGACCGCCACCAAGGAACCATGGGCCGCGGCGCAACCGTGGATCATGAACAACCTGCAGACCGGCCAAGCCCTGCAGAACCGCTATGCGGCCCAGCCGTTCAGCGATGCGCAAAATCAGGCGTACCAGAACCAGTCGAACCAGTCCGCCTACATGGGCGCGCTCGTTCCCTCGCTGCTGGGCCAGATGAGCGGGCAGCAAGTCGGCTTTGACCGCAGCAACCCGAACGCCCGCCCGACCGCCTTCGACTTCAACGGCGCCAACCAAGCCGGCCAAGCCGCCGCAGCGCAGAACCAGCAAGGGCTTCTCGCGATGCTCAGCCGCCAACAACAAGCGCCGGTGAACCTGAACCCGGCTCCTGCTGCTGCAGCGCCGGCCGGCAACTTCGTCCAGCAGACGCAAAGCCAGAACCCGCTCGATCAGTACAACTCGCTTCTGCGTGTCTCCATGAGCCCGTGGCAGATGTCGCAGAACGGAATCGACCCGATGGCGGGTATGAACGGCAGCTACGGAGATTTCAAGTACGGCATGAACGGCGGGAAGATGCCCGAGCCCGGCACCAAGGCTTACCGCGACATGAACGAATACTTTGCCTACGGTGGTACGGACCCGTACAACTTCTACGGTAAGGGCGTGAAGATCGAGGACTACATGCCGAAGGGCTATGGCAACACCTACGGCACCGGCACCGCCGATGCCAACAGTTCGGGCAGTGCGACAGGGGCCGCGGCTTCGGACGGCAGCGGCGGCGGCACGGCGTTTTAAGGAACAAACATGCCCGGAATCCTTGACTTCCTTCAATCGCCGGATGCCCAGCTCGGGATCGGCCTGCTTGCGGCCGGTGGCCCGACGACCGACCCGAACCAGACCGGCTTCGGCCAGCGCCTGGCGGGCGCCATGAACAGCGTTACCGCCAATCAGCAAATCGCCATGCGCGCCAAGCTCATGCAGTCGCAGATCGACGAGAACGCGGTGCAGAACAAACTGCGTGAGGCGCAGATTGCCCAACAGGGCCGGCTGCAGGACGCCATTGGCGGCTTCTTCGGCGGCGGCGCACCGGCTGGTGGCGGTGCCGCTCCCGGGGTTCCTGGTGGCTCGCCTGGCGCCGCTCCGGGTGGCATGCAACTGCGCGGGATGCCAATCGAGAGCATTGCGCGACTCAAGGCCATGGGCGGCCCGGACCTCATGGATGCGTGGAAGGCTGCCAACGTGCCGACCCAGTTCAGCGCGGGAAGCTACGCCTACACGCCTGGGCAGAAGGCCGAATACCTGCCGGACCCGACCAAGGGAGTTGGGTTCAATGGTCAGCAGATCACGATGCTTCCGGGCTCCGAAAACCTAGCTACTGTTGCCGGGCAACAGGCAGGAGCGGTATCTGGCGCACAAGCGAACTACAAGCCCATCAAGGTGTTCAACCCGCAAACCCAGCGGGAGGAATACACGACCGAAGGCGCAGTGGTCGGCGGTGGTCGCCAGCGCACGGGCAATCCGCTCATCGACGCGGTAATCCAGACAGAGAGCAATGGAAACCCCAATGCTGTTTCTCCGAAGGGCGCGCAAGGCTTGATGCAAGTCATGCCGGGAACGAACACAAGCCCCGGCTTCGGCGTGTCTCCTGCCCGCGATGGCTCGGAGGCGGAGCGCACCCGTGTCGGCCAGGAGTACCTAGGCAAGATGAAAGAGAAGTACGGAGGCAATGACACGCTTGCGGCCATCGCCTACAACTGGGGTCCGGGCAATACGGACATGTGGCTCAAGAGCGGCGGCGATTACAGCAAGCTGCCCGCTGAGACGAAGAACTACGTTTCCGCAGTGATGACCCGTTCCGCTGTGAATGGCCTCGGCGGCGGCCAGCAAGCAGCAGCGCCAGCCGGCAACTACGCAGCCGGCCCGTCTCAAAACGAGGCCGCAAGCGCAGCCGGTCGGCAAGCCACGGCAAGCTCGATCGGTGGCAAGGCTGGCGAACTGCTCAAGGAAAGCTCGGACGCCGCGAACAGCGCAACCCAGTCCGTCGCCTCGGCTCAGCGGATGGTGCAGGCGCTCGACTCCAACAAGGTGCTGACGGGGCCGACCGCATCGCTGCGCCTCAAGGGCCTGCAGATCGCCTCTGTTCTCGGCATGCAGGGCAAGGACGATGCAGAGAAGATCGCCAACACCCGCCAAGCCGTGCAGGAAATGGCGAAGCTCACGCTGGAAGGCCGCAAGCAGATGAGCGGACAGGGCGCGATCACCAATCAGGAAAGCGCATTGGCCGAGAAGGCGACCTCCGGCAGCATCGACGACCTGACGGCACCGGAAATCCGCCAACTTGCCCAAGCGGCAGAGCGCACCGGCCGCTGGAAGTATTCGCAGCACGAGGCCAAGATGAACGCCATGAGCCAAGATCCCGCGATGGCGGGGAATGTGGCGCTCTACAAGGCGGCGCCGATGCCTGATGCCATCTCCTCGCCATCGAGCGGCAATCCTGCCGGAAAGCCGCCGATCCCTATGAAGGGGATGGTGCAGGACGGCTACAAGTTCAAGGGCGGAAACGCCGCAGATCCGACGAGCTGGGAGAAGATGTAATGGCCGGCGCTCCTTGGGAGAAGTATCAAGAGGCCGCGACCGGCGACGGTCCTTGGTCGCGCTATGTCGCCGCCGATGCTGACCCGGCTGCGGTGCGTGCTGGCTCTGCGCTGAACGACATCCCGCGTCAGCTCGGCCTCACTGCTCGCTATGGCCTGGAAGGTCTGGCGAACACGGCTCAGGTTGTCACGGAGCCGCTGCGCTACCTGACGGACCGGGTAACCGGGATGACTGGCCGCACGAAGCCGCTAGGGGCGATGGCTTCGCAGCTTGCCGACACCATCGGCCTGCCCTCGCCTGAGAACGCCAACGAACGGGTGATCGGTGACGCTACCCGCCTTGTCGCTGGTGCTGGCGGCATGGGTGGTGCTGCTCAGGCCGGCGCAAGGCTCCCCGGCATGCTCGGCAACGTCATGACCGGCTTGGCTGCTAATCCGACGCAGCAACTGACCTCGGCCGCGGGCGCTGGCCTGGCGGGCGGCGCATCTCGTGAGGCTGGCGGAAACCCATTGATGCAGGCTGGCGCCTCGCTGGTTGGTGGTGTTGCTGGTGGCATGGCTCCGGGCATCGGTCAATCCCTTGTGGACCTGACCAAGCGGGCGGCTGCTCCCACCCTGACGCCGCAGCAACTGGACGTGCAGCTTTCTACGGTGCTCGGCCGCGCCGGTACGGACTATTCCAAACTGCCGGCGAATGTCCAAGCATCGCTCCGCGCAGAGCTCGCAGACAGCCTGCAGGCCGGAAAGCAACTGGACCCGCAAAGCGTCTCGCGCCTGGCCGACTTCAAGACGGTAGGCGCCACGCCGACCCGCGGCATGATCTCGCAGAACCCGGTCCAGATTACGCGCGAGCAAAACCTGGCCAAGATGGCCGCGAACAGCGCGGACGACGGCTTGCATGGTCTGCCGCTGATGCAGAACCAGAACAACACGGCGCTGATCGGCCGCCTCAACGGGCTCGGCGGCAGCACCGAAACCGCTCCGATCACTGCCGGCCGTGCGGTGCTGGGGGGCGTCGTCACCAAGGCCAGCGCGCTGGAGACGGCCGAACGTGGAGCGTGGGACGCTGCGAAGGGCATGCCCGGGTACGCGGACGGGCAGATGAGCAACGCGCCGGTTCACTCCGCGTTCAAAGCGGCTGCGGACACTGGCTTGCTCGACTACCTGCCGGGGCCGGTTGCCTCGCGCATGGAAGCCTACATGACCGGTAAGGCGCCATTCACGCCGCAGGAATACGCAAACCTGCGATCTATGGTTTCCGGCTCTCTGTCGCCTACCGCGAACGCCAACGAAAAGAAGGTTGCGAAGGCTGTGGCCGATGCTCTGGATGCGGCTGACATTCGCATGCGCACGACCAACCCGGGCGGCATTGACTACGGCAATCTGCCGTCAACTGCCGCGACCGCGGCACGCATGCAGGCTGCTGATGCTGCGCCGCAGGGGGTCGTCGATGCCATCAACAGCGCTCGATCAGCGACTGCGGCGAAGTACCGGTATCAGGAAAGCTCGCCGCTGGTCCGCGCTGCACTCTCCGACGCCCGCTCGGCAGACCCCGAGAAAATCGCCCAATCGTTCATCCTGAACGGCACGGTGAACGATGCTCGATCGGTCGCGCAGGAAGTTGGTCCGCAAGGCATCCCGGTGATTCGGGATGCGCTCGCCACGTTCATCAAAAAGCAGGCGCTCAGCGGCGCGGCGGATGAGGTTGGCAAGGTCTCGCAGTCCCGTCTGAACAGCGCCATCAACAAGATTGGCGAGGAAAAACTGGGCATGTTCTTCAGCCCGGAGGAGGTTTCGCAGCTTCGCGCTACGGGCCGGGTTGCCTCGCTGATGCAGTCTCAGCCGGTCGGCTCGGCGGTGAACAACTCGAACAGCGGCGCGCTGCTGCTGGGCCGGGGAATGGATCTGCTGAACGGGGTTGCCGGGAAAATCCCGTTTGGCAAGGCCGCGGTTATCGACCCCCTGCGGAGCATCAATATCAGCATCTCGCAGCGCCAGGCTCAGAACGTGGTTCCTGGCTTGCTGGCTCCAGTCGAGAAGCAGCCTTTCACGCCGTCTCTTCTGCTGCCGGCGCTCGCTGCCGGCGGTGGGCTACTTTCGCCCCAGTAGGTGCCTGATGATGGCGAGCACACACAGCGCGCCAATCCAGCCGAGAAATATCGGGTCGAAGTGCATCGGCCGATTCTATGCATAGCGCCGCCTCCGGGTGGCTTTTTTCATCCCCTAACGCAGTGATGCGCTGGAGATTCCATGGCTCTTTACTCAAATCTTGC